TGCAAGATGCTCAAGAGAAAGAGTTCTCACTCGTAAGTAATCAGCAAATTGAAGCTGCTAAAATTGAAAATAGTGCAAACACTTTGACAATCGAAAAACAATTTGAAGCTAAGCAGGCAGAAGCTGATCGCAATCATCAAATGCAACTTGCAGCTCAGCAACACTTACAACAAACGCAACAAGCAGAACAAGCAGCCCAACAGGCATCAATTCAAAATCAAGCAGTAGCTCAACAAGAAGCACCTCAACCTCAAGGAGAGCCGCAGTGAACTATATTAGAATTTACAATTCTTTAATAGATAACGCTAGATCTAGGTTATTTATTGAAGGTTATTGTGAAGCTCATCACATCACCCCTAAAAGTATGAGTGGCTCAGATGATGATTCTAATTTAGTGAATTTAACTGCAAGAGAACATTTCATTGCTCATTATTTATTAGCTAAAGCATATGGTGGAGATCAGTGGAGACCATTACTTTACTGGAAAGAACGCAATTCAAGATTGTATGACTTAGCTAGATTAAAGGTTTCAGAACTTATGAAATTTAAAGAACCTTGGAATAAAAATTTGACGGGAGGTATTTGGTCAGAAGCTAGGCGCAAAGCTCAAAAGAATGTTGTTCATAAAGGTTTATCAGAAGAAACAAGAGCTAAAATGAGAAAACCTAAATCACCTCAACATTCCGCTAAAATAAAACTTGCAAAGCAGAACCAATCTGCAGAAACTAGAAATAAAAATTCAGAATCTCAGAAAAGAAGATTTCAGTTCGGGTTACAAGCTGTAGAATTAAATCGTTTAATTGATAGTATTTTCACACAAGGAGAATTAAGATGACATTAGCAATGAATGCCCATAAAAAGATGGCTGCCGGAATCACAGAAGGTAATGTGATGAAAAAAGGCGGTAAAGTTAAAAAGTATGCTAATGGTGGAGCAGTATCTGAATCTAAAGTAGCTAACCTACCCGCTAAAGGTAGTCCGTTAAAACCTAACATGACTACAGGTAGAGAAAAAATTGCTACAATGAAAAAAGGTGGTTCAGCTCAGCCTAAATTAGTAATCGCGATTGGTATTGGTAAAAAGGCTGGTCGTGGGCGTTAATATTGGTAATTTAATCGGTTCTATAAAGAATCGGCGACTTGAAATCGCCCTTTCTTTAGCCGATGGTGGAGCAATCAATATTGAGAGCTATCACCGTCTTGTTGGTCAGAATATGGGGCTTGGAGAAGTCTTGATTATGATAGACAACATGATGACAGAGTCAGAAAAGGATTTGTAGTACAACCCGCGCCGAATGGTGCTTTTAATAGGAGAGTCGCATGACTTTTGATATACCTGAAGTAGAAGTACAACACGTAACCTTAGAAGATGCTTTTCCAGCAGTAGACCCAGAGTTAAAACCTCTCGGTGCTCGAGTGCTGATTCAATTTAAACAAACCCCAAGAAAAACGACAAAGAGCGGAATCATTCTCGTTGAAGAAACAAAAGAGACTGAACGCTGGAATACTCAAGTCGGAAAAGTAATTGCAATTGGTCCAATAGCCTTTAAAAAGCGCGACTCAAATGAGCCGTGGCCAGAAGGCGCATGGGCTAAAGCAGGGGATTTTGTCCGTGTACCAAAATGGGGTGGAGATAGAATTGCTGTCCCGTTTAAAAACGCTGATGGTGAAAATGATGAAGCGTTGTTCGCGGTATTTAATGATTTTGAATTGATTTCTGAAGTAACTGGAGATCCTCTCAAAGTAAGAGCATTTTTATAAGGAAAAATTATGAACTCGACCGATAAAATGGAAGCACAATTAGCAGTAGAAGATTTACAAGATGGTGGTGCAGCAATACTGCTACCTGAAGGTGAAGACAATCCTCAAAACACAAGTGCAGAAGATAATTCTGACTCTGATGATTCTAGCATAGATGATTCAGAAAGAGAAAAAATTCGTGAAGCACGTCGAGAAGAACGTCGTTTGAAAAAACAACTTCATCGCGAAAAAGCAAAAGAATCTAGCTCCTTAATCAATATGCTGAAAAAGCAAAATGAAGCCTTAGCGAGTCGCCTTGCTACTGTTGAAAAGAAAACATCAGGAGCTGAATTAGCGCGGATTGATAAAGCGATTGATGACGCAGGAGTTCAAGTAGAGTACGCAAAAATGAAACTTACCGAGGCAGTCGGTCAAAATGACGGTCAAGGCGTTACACGTGCTCAAGAACTCTGGTATGAAGCCAAACGTAAACAGGAATCTTTAGAAAACGTCAAGCAGAATGCAACTCGTCAAATGACCCAACCACAACATCAGAACATTCAAGTACCAGACCCAATGGTTCAAAAAATGGCAGCTGATTGGATGGAAGATAACCCATGGTACGACCCACACGGCAATAATGAAGAGTCTCAAATGGCTCAAATCATTGATAAAAAACTAACCGATGAAGGTTTCGACCCTTCAGGTGAGGACTATTGGGATGAACTAAGTGACCGTATGTCTAGATATTTACCGAAACAAGGTCAAGCGGCAAAACAAACCGCCCGTCCGCGTTCAGTAATGACTAGTTCAGGTAGGGAATCCACTGCGACTACTAAGTCTAATGAATTCCGCATTAGTCCTGACCGTGTTGCCGCAATGAAAGAAGCTGGCGTATGGGATAATCCAGAAGCCAAATTAAAAATGATCAAACGCTTTGCTGAATATGATCGCCAACAAAAGAATAGAGGTTAATTATGGACAACAGACTTAAAAAGAATGTAAATGCAGGTCGTGAAAGTCGTGGAGTGGACGCTGACCGTTCAAATCCAGCTGATTCTATGGCATCTTCAGAAGAACGTCGTCGCATGTTCCGTTCAGAGTGGTTTCAAGAAGCCTTACCGACTTTACCTGATGTTCCTGGATTTCATACATGCTGGCTTTCAACTACAAACCAGTATGACCCAATTCATAAGCGTCTAAGAATGGGTTATACTCCAGTTACTCCAGAAGATTTGCCAGCTGGGTATGATCATCTCAAAATCAAATCTGGTGAGCATGAAGGCTTCATCGCCGTAAATGAAATGCTTGCGTATAAGATTCCATTAGACCTCTATCAAGATATTATGCGTGAAATGCACCATGATGCCCCAATGGATGAACAAGAAAAAATCAAAGTACAGCAAGAACAACTCCTAAACGCTAAGGATTCCAACGGAAAACGCCTAGGAGAAGTTGAAGGGGACGGTATGAATTTTGACCTTACCCGTCAAGCACCTTTGTTTGAGTAATTGAATAGATTTTGGGGTAGTTAAAAATAAAATTTTAACTATTCCAAAATTGAGCTATAATTCTTTCAAATTCAAGCTGCTTCAGGTAGCTTAGACTAAATTAGATGTAGATGTACTTAAAATCGCGCTAAATGTGATTTTGCCCAGTCGGCTTTGTTAAAAGCTAAAAACCAAAATCCTATCAACCGTTTTAAGGAGCATTCTATGTCAGCTATTTCCGCTCCATTTGGCTTACGCCCTGCATACTTTCCAACAGGTTTGGAACGTGCTCAGGCTTTGACAAATGGTATCCCATCGGGTTACGCTTCAAATATTTTGAAGGGTCAACCTGTTGAGTATTATGCGAACAATGGCGTCATTCAACCTGTCACCTCTACTGAAGCCTTTTCTGGTTCATTTCAAGGTGTTGAGTTTACTGACACTACTGGTCGTCGTCGCGTTTCTAATTACTGGCCAGCCAGTACAACTGGAACAAACATCATTGCTTATTTCTATAACGATCAACAAATCGTCTATGAAATTCAAGCTGATGGTTCCGTTGCACAAACTGCTATCGGTAACGAAGCAAATTTCACTAATTTAACGGCTGGTTCAACAACCACTGGTTTGTCCCAATGTACTCTTTCTGCCTCATTGGTAGGATCAAGCACACAAGGTCAAATGCGTATTGTTGATATCGCACCGTATGTAGACAATGCTTGGGGAGACGCTTATACAGTAGTACGTGTACAAGTTGCTAAACCTCAGTTCGTTGCTGCAGTAACCGCAATCTAAAGGAGAACTGAACTATGGCAGCCCCGATGCGCAGTACGGACTTCCGATCAATAGTTGAGCCAATCCTCAACGAAGCATTTGACGGTGTCTATGACCAACGTGCCGATGAATGGTCCACGGTTTTCCGTGAACAGTCAGGCATTCCACGTAACTATCACGAAGAACCAGTATTGTACGGTTTTGGTGCAGCTCCTCAGTTACCTGATGGCAGCCCAGTAACCTATCAACAAGGTGGCGTGTTATTCTTGCAACGCTACGTTTACCAAGTATTCGGTTTGGCATTCGCTTTGACTAAAGTTTTAGTCGAAGACGGAGATCATATCCGTATTGGTCAAGTGTACGCTAAGCATTTAGCGCAGTCCCTCGTTGAAACTAAAGAACTCCTCTGTGCGAATATTTTGAACCGTGCGTTCAATAGTTCATACACTGGTGGTGACGGAGTTGCATTGAGTTCTTCTGCTCATCCTATTGTTAACGGTACATTTAGCAACTTGCTAGGTACTGCCGCTAACTTATCCCAGACTTCACTTGAACAGATGTTGATTCAGGTTCGTCAAGCTGTTGACAACAACGGTAAGAAGATCCGCCTCCAACCATTAAAACTGGTTGTGGCTCCTGGTAACGTGTTTCAAGCCGAAGTGTTGTTGAAGTCAGTATTGCGCGCTGGTACAGCAAACAATGACATCAACCCAATTAAATCAATTGGTTTGTTGCCAGAAGGTGCTTCAGTAATCAGCCGTTTGACTTCTTCTACTAACTGGTGGGTTCAAACAGATGCGCCAGAAGGTATGAAGTTGATGATGCGTCGTGCTCTTGAGAAAACCATGGAAGGCGATTTTGAAACCGACTCCATGCGTTACAAGGCAACCGAGCGTTATTGGCCAAGCTGGACAGATCCACGTGCTATGTATGGCACAACTGGAGTCTAAGTAATACAGGGCTGGCTTAACAGTCAGCCCTTTTTCTTTAATGTAATATGTCTAAGCTTTTCAAGGAGAAAGACACATGCCACAATTTTCAGATGACCTATTCTTAGGTAATGCTCAAACCAATATGGGTTTGACAAAAAACGCTGTTTCCTCTGTAGTTACTGGTTCAGTAACTACTACTGTTCTTACTGTAACTGCCCTTCAATCTGGTGATACACTAGTTGTAGGTCAATTTGTATACGGTGCAGGTATTACTGCTGGTTCTTATATTACTTCTTTTGGAACTGGTGCAGGTAGCGTAGGTACTTATAACTTAAGTGCTTCCTCTTCTGCTACGGGTTCTATTACTATTACTGCCTCTGGTAACTTTTACCTTGGTGATCCTGCTCCAATGCCCCTTGGTGTTGGTCCAATGGGTCGTGTTTACATTTGGGACGTTGTTCCTGTAACTAAAGCTACTAATAACGTATCTGCAGCTGTAGCTTATGCAACGGCAGGTAACGCTACTCTAGCAGCTAGCGCAGGTACTACTTCTTTTATTCGCCAAGATGGTGTAAGTGTAATTCAATTAGATTGCCCACGTGCTATTAGTGTTACCACTGGTACCGCTACTGGTTCTGCTTTGGCGGGTGTTGCTACAGCAACTGGCACAACAGGTCAGATCTCTTATACATCAAATGCAAACGTAGTTTCTGGTCAATATGTGACTGTAACTGGTACTGCAGGCGGTTCAGGTGCAATAGCGGGTTATACTAACCCTACAACTTACATTTTGACGGCTGTAACAGCTACCACAGCTACTTTGACTACAACCGCAGGTGGTGTAGTTACAACTACTGCAGGTACAATTAGCGGTTTAACATTTACCCTCGGTACTGCTCCAGTGACAGTTACAGTGTCTGGCTATGACTATTATGGTCAAGCCATGACCCAAACTATCACTAGCAGCCCTGCAGTTTCTACTACAGTGAACGGTTTAAAAGCCTTCTATCAAGTATCAACTGTTGCTATCGGTGGTTCAGCAGGTGCGACCTTGGCTATCGGAACTACTGATATTTTAGGTTCTCCAGTTAGAGTTATTGACGCTGGTTATGTGGTTGATCCAGGATGGGCAGGTGCTTTAGCTTCTGACACTGGAACTTTTGTTGCTGCTGATATGACTAACCCAGCTACTTCGGCTACGGGTGATGTACGTTCTACCTACTTACCTTCAACCGCAAGTAACGGTATTCGTCGTTTAGTTATGACACTAGCTGTCCCTGCTATTGGTGCAGGTCCAAATGCAACTCGCATCGGTGCACTTGGTGTTAACCAAGCCTAATCAGGAGATATAAACCATGGCAACTAAGAAATTTTTACGTGAACCTAAAGAGTTCACAACTGAGCCTTCAGATGATGAAGTTGGTAGCGGTATGAAGCGCGGTGGTCATGCACATAAAAAACACATGGCTAAAGGCGGTCGAGCAGAATCTGCAGCTGAAGAGCGTAAAGAAGAACGCGAAATCAAAAGCCTCAAAGGTGAACTCAAACATCATGAGCATGAAAAAGCTAGCAAAGCGCATCATGGCTTAAAAGCGGGTGGTCGTGCTCCAAAAGCTGGTCCAAACACCATGGGTGGTCTAGCAGGTGGTCTTGAAGCTACTCGTGCTGAAAGAAAAGGCACAGAGGGTATTGAAGGTCCAGGCTACAAACATGGTGATAAAGTTCATCATATCTCTGGTCATCCAGAAGGTTCACATGAACATCACAAACACATGGCTAAGCACCATGCCGCAAAGCATAAAGAAGGTGGCTCTGCTCATCACGCTAAAATGCATGAACATCACAAGCATGAAGCTAAAATGTGCTCAGGTGGTAAAATGCATAAAAAAGATGGCGGTGCGGCAATTGATCGTTTTGAAACCAAAACTACTCTAAAACCAAAGATTGACATAGAAGATAGAGTTCATCAAGCTAAGCAAACTAAATCAATCCATACCAAAACTGAAGGTGTTGAAGGTAAAGGTTATAAGCATGGCGGTGCTCTTAAAAAGTTCGCCAAAGGTGGCTTAGCTACTGCTAAAGAGTATATCTCTAAGATCAATGATGGTTCAAAAATGCCTACCAAAAAGGCAGGCACAGGTTCTATAAAAGAAGATCCAGCTGGTTACAAACATGGCGGTCATGTGGCTCATCACAAGCATTCTGCTACTCATGAGGCTCATGGTGGTCACGTTTCTCATCACAAAAGTGCTGCTAAGCATCATGAACACGGTGGTCACGTTTCCCACAAGGAACACATGGCGCATGGCGGTAGTACGCATAAAACGCATACTACTAAAGTGTCTACTGCTAAAAAAGCAGGCGGTAAGTGTAATTATTAAGAATTGCAGGGGTTAATACCCCTGCTTTCTTTAATTTGGAGATTTTATGAGTAATATTGTTGCTTCAGTAACTCGTGCTGGCGCGTTTGAACCGTTTCCATTACAAGTGTCCCGTGGTCAAATCACTGGGCATACCCCTATTTATATTACTGGTTTTACATCTTCATTAGGTTCTACAGCCTACGGACCAGTATGGGAAGGTGCAACACTTTCAGGCGGTGCTTACCCATACCCAGCTACTGCATTACCTATGATTATCTCTAGTTCTGCAGTTGGAGATATCGGTTTTACAGTAAAGATTAATGGTTTAGACATTAACTATAATCCAATTTCAGAAACACTGGCTCTCACTAACTCAGCTGTTTTTGTGGGTAGTATTAGTACAACAACCCTAACGGTATCAAGTGTTACAAGTGGCACTATTACCATTGGTCAATATATCACAGGTACAGGCGTTACTGCGGGTACTTATATTACTGCTGGATCTGGTTTAAGCTGGACAGTATCAGTAAGCCAAACAGTTGGACCAATCACCTTTACTCAAGTTGGCGGTTCTACAGTTAATAACTACTTCCGCATCAACTCAATGGTTTCTGTAGTAGGTAATGCATTAGGTAACGTAACTCTCAAAGGCACAACCTCTGCTGCAATTTTCTATGCGCAGATTAATGCTGGTACAGGTAATACTCAAATGTCTTTGTACTCTGTCCCTAATGGGTATACTTTCTATCAACTGTTTTATCAAGCAGATGCAAGTACCTCTTTAACTAGCGGTGGATATAACAAAGTAAGAACGTACACAGCACCTGCTACGGGACTCGGTACCACTTTATTTCAAGCGGTATTTGTACAAGCACTTAGTATTCCAACTGACTATCCAGTATCTTATATTGGTGGAACTGATATTCAATGGGAGATTGTCGCTAATACAGGTAGCCCCTACGTAGCCAATGTTTATGTGTCAGGCGTTTTAATTCAGAATAATAACAATGTTACTGGTAATGGAACTTAACCATGCCATTGATCAAATCAAAATCTGAAAAGGCTTTTAAGCATAATATTTCTGCTGAAGTTAAAGCGGGTAAACCAGTTAAGCAGGCAGTAGCCATAGCGTATAGCGAAAAGCGAGAAGCGAAAAAGACTGGCGGTACAGTAAAAAAGATCAAGAACTGGTAAAATGGCAACTGCTAAAAAGAAATCTGGCGGTGAAGTTTCATTAAGCGTTAAGCGCGGTGAAAAGTTACCAACCAGTAAAGGTGCTGGTCTTACTGAAAAAGGTCGTGAAAAGTATAATCGGGAAACGGGATCTCATTTAAAAGCCCCGCAACCTGAAGGTGGTTCAAGAAAAGATTCATTCTGCGCAAGAATGTCGGGTGTGGTAAAAAAGTCAAAAGGTGAAGCACCTCGTGCAAAAGCCTCTTTGAAACGATGGAAATGTCCAGGATGGTAATAAATGAGCACTAGTGGAACTGTTTCTCAAACTGTAATCAGCGTTCAAGACTTGATTGATCATGGTGCTCGTCGCGCGGGTAAACTCGCTGAAGAATTAACCGTTGAGCAGGTAAACGCTGCTAAGGCTAGTCTCTATTATTTACTTTCCAGTTTAACCAATTGGGGTATTAATTATTGGGCAATTAATAAGTACGTTATGGGATTAGTTCCTGGTCAGACTTATTACTATTTACCTGTTGGTACGGTTGACGTTCTGAATGCTAATTATCGCACTACTACTAACATAACCGCTGGATATTATTCTACATCTGGTAATGCCGCTTATGCTTTTGACGGTATTGGCGCTAATGTGTGTCAATTAACCACGAATACAGGTTCTATTGGTATTAGTAACGGTACGGGTAATCCTCTTTATATTAATACGGTTGGTATATATCCTGCTGTTACGGGTAGTGTTTACGTTCAACTTCAGGCTTCTGCTGACGGTAGCACCTGGACTACTGTTCAAGACGTTGGTACGGTAAACTGGGTAGCGGGTCAATGGTTATATTATGATTTACCCGCTACGGTTACTCAACCTTATTGGCGTATTAAGCAGGTTTCAGGCGTTAACATGGCAGTGTATCAGGTTCAATTCGGTACAATGCCCGTAGCAATCCCTATGGCACGTATGAACAGGGATGATTACTCAAATCTACCTAACCGTCAATTTCAATCTTTACGCCCTTTGCAGTATTGGTTTAACCGTACAATTCCACAGCCCAATATGGAAGTTTGGCCAGTACCCAACTCTATTCAACCGCAGATTGAACTCTGGTTAAACAGATACGTTCAAGACGTAGGAGATTTGAGCGGTCAGATTGAGATTCCCCAATATTTCTATTTAGCGATTCAATGGGGGTTAGCACATCAGATGGCTTGTGAACTTCCTCTGGTTGATCCTCAGCGTATGATGTATTGTGAACAGCAATACGAGAAGCACCTGCAACTGGCTCAAAGTGAAAATAGAGATAAAAGTCCTATTTACTTTGCTCCAAATATATCTTATTACACCCGATAAGTTATAATTTGATCATGTACTACGTATACGCTCACACTAAACCTTCTGGGGAAATCTTTTACATTGGTAAAGGTAAAAAAGACCGCGCGTATGATCCTACATGCAGAAATAGGCACTGGAATTTTGTTGTTAAAAAGCATGGGTTTAATCCTATTATATTAGCTGAATTTGAAAATGAGAAAAAAGCATTAAATGAAGAAGTTTTGTTAATTTCTTATTTTAGAAAATTTGGAACATTGACAAATATCACTCGCGGTGGAGATGATAATCCAATGTATACTCCAGAAGTTGCAAAACAAATGGCTGAAACAAAAAGGGCTAAAGGTCAATATGGAAATGCCTTTGACAAATACAATGCCAGTTACAAAGAAAAAATTAAAGATCCAATATTTGCTAAAGAAATCAGAATAAAACGACAAAAGGCAGCAGAGGCTTCTCACGCTATTAGAAAGAAAAACGGATACGGTAAGATATCTGAAGAAGGTAAACAAAAAAGATTAGAAAGTTATCTTAAAACTTGCAGAATAAGGTCATTATTAAAAGTAACCCGACTACACTTTGAAAGCATCCAACATGCCTAAATGGTTAAATACAGTTGGCAATAATGTGCTTTCAATAGCTATTTGTGATCGTTGTAAATTTAAACGGGCTTATAGCGATATTGTGCCTGACGGTAACATTCCTGCCTTGAGGGTGTGTATTAACGGTTGCTCTGATAAATTTGATCCTTATAGGCTCCCTGCGCGTCAACCTGAGAAAATTTCAATCAGATTTCCGCGCCCTGATGTTGACATTGCACAGTATAATGATGCTATTACGACTGACCCTAATGTCATAAATTCACCTAACAATGTAACACAAGGAACTGCAGGTGAGTCAGGTATTGCTCCTGAAACATCTGAAGATGATATTGATGGAAACCTCGATAACCTTGCACCTTAGTAAAGATTAATTATGGCGAACATCAGAATTTCTCAATTACCAAATGCCCCCTCAGCTATTACAGGAGCGGAGTTAGTCCCTATCGTTCAAAATGGACAGACTGTACACGCTACTGTTAGTCAATTAGTTGCTAGTCCAAGTCAAACTCAGACTTTTCTAACAATAAACCAAGAACCAACCTTACCTAACAGTCAGTATATTGGGACTAGTATTGGCATTGGATCTACGAACGGTGGTTCTCAAGGTAAATACAACCTTTATTTAAACGGAACTTCTGGCTCTCTTGAAATAGCTACTTACGGATTAATTGTCAAGACTGGCGCAGGTACGGTTGCTGCTACTTCTATTGCAGT